ATGGCAAGCATACAAAGAATAGCAATTAAAGATATTGCATTAAATAATGATCGGCGGGTTGGAGGAAAGGGAGCGCTTGAAACGCTGAAAACTTCCATCGAAAAGATAGGGCTTATCAATCCGATTACGGTACGAAAGAGCAAAGAGGGGAATTTTCCCTACACCATTATTGCAGGCCGTAGGCGTGTAGAAGCGGCTATCCTTTTAGACTGGACGGAAATTGATGCACTTGTCTATGAAGCGGATGAGGCGGCAGATGATTCATATTTTACCCATGTTGCATTGGCGGAGAACGTGAACCGGCTGGATTTACATCCGCTTGATGAGGGGGCACAGTATGCACGGCTTTTAAAAGAAGAAGGGTATAGCCTTGAAGATTTAGCGGCGTATTTTGACCGTTCGATAAGTCACATCTACCAGCGGATGAAGCTATGCAATTTAATTGAGGATGCGCGAGAAATTTTCCGGAACGGACAGATTAAAATCAGCACGGCCGCAAAGATTGCATTTTTACCGAAGCAGGTACAGAAAGAAATAGTTTCGGCCCTTAAAAAAGAGTTGCAATGGGCAGGCGACCATGAAAAAACAATCGACCGTGTTATCGGGCAGATGATGCGGATGCCGCTTGATTTTCCGTGTGAGGCTTGCGAACAGTGTACGGCAAAGCGGACGCATTACGGCAATGCGACATTATTCCCTGAATACCACACGACCGGTGCGATTATTGTATGGATAGCCGCTGCTATGAAAAAAATATCAGAAGTTTTTATCAAAACGCAGTCAGTGAGTTTTTAGAAGATTGGGGCGAAGCAAAAACCGTTTATATTTATGAAGAGAATAAAGAGAATGCGGAGTATTTACGAGTCATACTGGGTAAAAAGCCGCTCGTAGAGGCGGCGGCGGTACACGTGTACCATGAGAGTTTTGAAGATTGCAAGAATCTTAGAATCCTTGATGATGATGAGACAAATATGCTTTATTTTTCATCGAAGAATTTAAAAGATTATTTTCCGGTACTGTATTTTCAGGAAAAGTATCAAGAGCCGATTCTTTACATTGCCGTTGATGATGCTTCGTATGAAAAACTATTCCCTTCCGATTCTAACGAAGCGGAAAAAGCAGTAGGAAGCGGCGAGGCAGTAGAATCGGACGGTTACGATACCGGCGGAGATACGGATGTCGAAGAAGCCGACAACAACAATCAAGCGCAGAACGCTTCCGGGGCGGAGCAGGCGACGGAAGGAGGAGTAGACGCCCGGGATTGGCAGACATTAACACCGCGTGCACAAGCAGAAGCCTTTGAACGAATATTTTTAGAATATTTACGACAAGAGCGGAAGAATATTCATCATCCGTTTTTTTATTCGCCAGCATACCGGCATATTATGGAGATACATGTTCATTTTAAAGAAGCATTCCAGATAGTAACCGGTGTTTCTTTGCAAGATTTTTATCAGCAGAAAAGATATGAAGACCTTACCTATCAACAGCTTTTAGAAATCTATGTTTATTCGGATATACTCATGCGTTGGCAGTCGTATTTTCATTATTTTAAAGTAGTAAACGGTGTACCTGTTTTAAAGGAAATGGGATTAGAGGGCGAGCCGTGGCGGAGGCTGTATCAAAATACACTGCATCATTTTTTGCAAGAACGTGCAAATACAGCGCTGAAAAAGACAGCACAAGAGGAGACGGAAAAAAAAACTGCTGTAACAGCCGGTACGTCAGCGTAAATGGAAAGCGCTTTGTCATAAATTACGAAGCGCTTTTTAATGACTTAAAAAAGGACGGGCGTACATTCGGCTTAAGCGACTTACAGAAGCGAACGGGCTTACCGTATTACTCCATACAAGGGCTTGTTGATACGATGAGTATTCAGTTCCCTATTTATAGCCCGTCTTACGGTGAGTATGCAATATTACAATAGCGTTTTAACGAGAAAAAGTATGTAAGACTTTTTAAGTCTTTAACAAAAGGAAACGAGAAAAAAAGATGCAAACAATCTTCTATTATATAAACCATACCAGAAAAAGAGAGGCTCCCTATGGCCTATAAATCGACATTACCGTGGCGGAAATTTCCGCGCGATACCCTTCATAATCCTTCTTTGCTCTTTATTATTAACCGTATGGAAAAAGAGCACCGTCAGGCGGTGTTTACGGTTTTTCTTGGGTTGTACTGTGAAGCTGATGATGACGGCTTTGTCGATATAAGCGATGAAGAGTTTTTTGCGGATCAATGTCTTACCGATGCCGATACGCTTAAGTTGATACTACAGCATTTTGAAAAGCGGCATTTAATTGAGAAAGTAGCGGAAGACATCCCGATTTACCGTATTGTCGATTGGCTTTCTCCCTATCCGCAAGGCGGGGGTGGAAAAACAGCGGCAGAGCGGCAAAAAGAATACCGCGAACGAAAAAAGGAAGAAGCGCAAACGCACGAAGAAACCCCAGCCGCACCGCCTGCGGGTGAACCCGATGCGCCGGCCGCTCCGGTAGAGCCGGAAAACGCCAGGAAGGGACAACGCGATGATATCAACATAATAGACAATGATACAGCGCAAGAGGTTATCGATGCACAGATGAGTGAAGATATTTGCGCTCTGATTAAAAAGGGAGAAGACTTAACGGACGATGAGCTTATTAGTCAGATAAGATTGTATGAAAGCGCCCGTAAAAACGGCGCAAGCCGCGAAGAAGCGCAAGAAGCGGCGGAGCGGCTTTATTCCGCACCGGATAGATCAGAAAAAAACGAAAGCGCCTTGACCGGCGCGGCCGCCGATGCCGACAGTGCCGAACCGACAGAAAAAAGCGTTATGCCGCCTGTAACGGACGGCATAACGGAGCATAACGTGTTACATAACGGCCGTAACGTGTTACGGCCTAAGATAAGAGAAGAAGAAGAGAGAGATAGAGACGGAGAAAGAAAGAGAGAAAGACGCAGAAAGAGAAGGAGAAAGTGAGAAAGAGACGGAAGAAGAGAGGAACAGGCAGAAAGAAACCCAAAAAGAGAATCCGGAATCGGGGGACGCCGTACAAGAGCCGGTATCGGAACGTGATTACAGCGATGTACAACACCGTGAAGGAAAAAGTAATGAAGAACCGGAAGAGATACAGGGCGGCGAAGAAAAATCGAACCCCGTAAGCTGGATTACTGCCCTTTGGGAAAGCGTTTCAGGCGATGAAAAGGAGCTATCAGGACTGGATGAAGCGAAAAGAGCACATTTTGAAGCGCTTTTTAGCAGTCATTTTAAGAAAACAGGCGGCCTTTTATACAGCATAAGCGAGCCGGAGAAGGCTTCACTACGGTTTTTAAGCATATTCTTGCTACCTTTGGCGGATGAACGAAACTCCCTTGAGGTTGTGGCAAGTCAATTTGTCGGAGTTTTAAATAATTTTATCAAAAAAGGGGTATTTTTCGGCTATGAGAAGTGTACGGCGCGCACCCTTTGTTCAAGTTATGTGTTTGAACCGGTATTTTTGAAGGTTGAAAAGATTTTACAGGCAAAAACAGGCGGCGGAGCACGGTGGGGGCAGTGTCTTATCAGTTGTCTTAAGCATTTGAAGGCGGCTGAATACGCCGTAATGAGTATCGATAGCAGTTGATGGGTAGGAGTAAGTGATAGCGGAGACGGAAAAGCAGGAGATAAGCGCAAAAACGGAAGAAGTAACAGCGTGGGACGAGGAATTGTCGGGGAAAAAGCGGCTTTTTGTACTTTTTTACTGTACGGAAGATGAGTGCTTTTTGAACGGCACCCGCGCGTATTTAAAAGCGTATAAGAATTGTCAGAGTGAGAACGCCGCCGCCGTCAATGCGGGTAAATTGCTCAGAAATGCTAAGGTAAAACAGGCTATTAAAAAACTGTTGCGTTTAGCGCGGGATGAGGACGATGAGCAAGCGGTATACCGGATGATTAAGCAGTTTGAGCAGTTGAGCTTTTATAATCCTGCCGACATTATCGACGCAAGAGGAGCGCTTGTGGTGGATGATTTAAGGAAGTTAGGCGAATTAGCCCTCTGCGTGGAGCAGATAGAAACACGGGTAAATACTGCCGGATGTTATACGGTTGTAAAACTTGCGAACCGCCAAAAAGCAATGGAAGCGTTTAGTAAGTACCTGAACATTATCAGGCCGGAAGTAGACCTACAGGCGATGATGCCGGTTGTGGTGCTGACCGGCAAGAATAGTGAATTTGAAAAGGAGGAAAAGTAATGACGAAAAAAGAGCTTATTGATGAGATGAGAGACCTCAACGATGACGCAGAAATCCATATCCTTTGTAGCTTGTTTGATTCGGGCACAGATGGATATGCCGATGATATTTGCTTTAAAGATAAAGTTACCGGCGACGATGTTATGAATGAACTTACGATTGTTGCATGTGTTTTTTTAGGAGGAATAAAGAAAATGACAATAACGAAAAAAGAGCTTATTGATGCGATGAGAGACCTCAACGATGACGCAGAAATTCATATTCTTTGTACCTTGTTTGATTCGGGCACAGATGGATATGCCGATGATATTTGCTTTAAAGATAAAGTTACCGGCGACGATGTTATGAATGAACTTACGATTGTTGCGTGCTTTTTTTAAGGAGGAGTAAAGCATGGAATTTGATAAATCACGTGTATTTTTAGCAGTTAATGCGGATGAATTGAAGGTGGGGAGAATTGAAATGAATACAACAGAACAAATTTTTAATGTCGGTAATAAAAAGTGCGAGAAAAATTGCCCTGTTCATGGCTTGGTGACACATAACTCGTGTATGTTTTGCGATGCATTAATTACCGAGAGGATTATTACCATTCTCAAGATTGTGCTACTAGCAATAGTATGCGGAATTGGGTTACTGGCTTTAATTTCAGGGATTGCCGTTGCATTGGGCTAGAGGGGGGGGGGGCATATTATGCTCATATTTCCACTAAAAAAAGAATGGTATGAAAAAATCAAAAGCGGTGAGAAAACAATAGAGTATCGTGAAGTAAAGCCGTATTGGACGAAAAGACTGCTTCGTGCCGAATATAGCGATTATTGTGCTGCCCAACATGTCTACAAAAAACACTTCATACATGGCAGTAAAAAATATTTTGTATTCGAAAGATATGAAGCCCCATGTTTTTTTCGTTTAGGCTACACAAAAGAAAGGCTAGACGCATGGATCACAAAAATTGAGGTTGTAGACGGTAAAGATACGGATTTACACATAGATAAACCGGTATACGCAATCCATTTTAAAGACGTAAGAGAGGGAACATACCTACGATGATTCTCTGGGAACCGCAGCCGAAGCAGCAGCTTGCCCTTTCGTGCCCGGCGTTTGAACTTTTCTACGGGGGAGCGGCAGGCGGGGGCAAAAGTGATTTCTTGCTTATGGACTTTCTAGCCGGTTGTAATGAAGGGCGCGGCGCGTGGCGGGGAATACTATTCAGGAGGACGTATAAAGAGCTTGAGGATTTGATTATCAGGGCGAAGGAGCTTTATATTCCGCTTGGGGCGCACTATCATAAAACTGAAAATGTTTTTACCTTTCCGACCGGTTCCTTTTTGCGCTTGCGCTATTTAGAGCGCGACGAGGACGTCGGAAGCTATCAAGGCCATCAGTATACTTGGTGTGGCTTTGATGAACTGGGTAACTATGCAACCGATTATTGTTACCTTTACATGATTAGCCGCTTACGGAGTGCAGCGGGCTTAAAATGCTATATGCGGGCAACCGGAAACCCCGGAGGAGTCGGGCACAGCTGGATAAAAATGCGCTTTATCGACGGGAAAAAGCCGAACACGATTTACACCGATGAGATGGGGCGTACCCGCTGTTTTATTCCGAGCCTTTTAGATGATAACCGTATTTTGATGAAAAACGATCCCGAATATGAAAAGAGCTTAACCCTTTTGCCGCAGTACCTTTATGAAGCGTTACGGTACGGCAACTGGGATATTGTCGCAGGGGCGGCGTTTGAAGAATTTAGGCGCGAAGAACACGTTATTAAACCTTTTGCCTTAGAGAGCGGGCAATGGTTTAAATTTTGCGCAATGGACTGGGGATATGCAAAGCCATTTAGTATCGGGTGGTGGGCGGTCAATAGCGAAGGGCGGATGATACGGTACCGTGAGCTTTACGGGTGCGAAAAAGGAGAAGCGAACAAGGGAGTAAAAAAAAGCGCGAGCGAAGTGGCAAAAGAAGCATACGCGCTTTCGGTAGCGGAAGGGGTTACGGTGATGGTCGCAGACCCCGCAGTCTGGAGTAAAACCGACAAAGAAGCGAGTATTGCCGAAAAGTTTGAAGCGGTCGGTTGGAAAATGATAAAAGCCAATAACGAGCGCATAAACGGAAAGATGCAGCTTCATCAGCTATTAAAGACAAAGGGTGAGGACGAAAAGCCGATGCTTTTGGTCTTTGACACCTGCTTTGATTTTATCCGCACAATACCGCTTCTTTTGCCGAGTAAAGCACACCCGGAAGATATTGATACTGCGATGGAAGACCATATCTACGATGAGACGCGCTATGCAATTATGAGTGAGTATGCGCGGCACCCTGCAAGGGCATTACGAAAACAGAGCGGACAATGGAACTTCGCAAGTAAAAAAGCAAAAAGCGCCGGATGGGATCCGTATGCGTAATGGATAATTATCGGAACTGAAAAAAATACTTTTTCTTATCAAGTTATATAACAAAATCAAAAGCTCTTCTTTAGAATGCCATTATGGCAGAAGCGAAAAAGGATGAAAAAGAGGTTTTAAGCGACATTAAAACGCTTTTTGAACATCTTAAAACAAAGCGCAAAGTACACGAGGGGGAATGGCAGGACGTTACCACCTACATCGGAAGCAAGAACTTCGATTGGGAAGAAGCAAAAGATGAGGTAAAGCGGCCGAAGCGGCATACGGGACGGCCTTCAGAATACCTTGATAAACTCGTTTCGGGTTTAATGGGATATACCATAAGCCCGAATGTTACATGGCTTAAACTTTCTTTAAGCGATTCGGCGATGCTTGATTATACGGGGGTGAAGGATTGGCTTGAGAATGCGGAAAAAGCGCTCTATGAAGAATTTAACCGCAACAATCTATACACGGAAGCGCCTTCATTTATCAGTAACGCCGCGCAATTCGGACACGGGGTAATGCTCATCGATGAGAAAAAAGAGACAGCCATCCGCTTTATGACGGTTTCCGCGCCGGAAGTATATATCGCGACAAACGAATATGGGGATATCGATACGGTGTGTCGGTATTTTTCGATGACGGTAAAAAATATTGTTGCGCGTTTCGGTTTAGAAAATGTCAGCGATACTATCCACAAAGATTATGAAGATGCGCAGGGAAAGCAAAAGGAAATAAAAATCCTTCATGCGGTTTTTCCGCGCGAGAATTACGACAGCGATAAACTCGACGATAAAAACATGGCGTATGCAAGTTATTACGTTGATATGGACGGGGATGCAATCTTAGAGGAGTCAGGATACCACGAATTGCCGTACAGCGTTTTTATTTGGGAGCGCATTACGGCAAGCGCATACGGGGACAGCCCCGCGCGCAAGGCTATTCCCGATATGCGGCTTTTAAACAAGGCAGAAGAAGCGCGATTAAAACTTGCACAGCTTGCCGCAGAGCCGCCGATGAACGTACCTGACAGTATGCGCGGCGTAGAAAGCGTCGTACCTGCCGGATTTAACTACTATGAAAGCCCTGATGAAATTATGATGCCGATCAATATCGGCGCGAACTTTCCTATCACGCTTGATACCGTGCGGGATATTGAAGCGCGGATTAAAGATAAATTCAATGTTGATTTTATGCTGATGCTCCAAGCACAGGCGGCGCAAAAAACGGCGACGGAAGTAGTAGAACTACAGGGTGAAAAGGCCGCGATGCTAACATCCCTTATCGTCAATCAAAATAAGGCGCTTTCTGAAATTGTCAGGCGCACCTTTAACATTATGTACCGGCAAGGGAGACTACCGGAAACGCCTGCCATTTTAAATAATTCCGGAGCGAGTTTAAATATCGACTTTATCGGCCCCTTGGCGCAGGCACAAAAGAAACACCACCAGTCAGGCGGCGTGCAGATGAGTTTAATGCTTGCGCAGCCGGTTCTTCAATTATCCCCCGAAAGCGTTGACTACATTAACGGAGATGCGCTTTTAAAGAATGTGCTTGAAACAAACGGCTTTCCGCAAACGGCTATCAGAGAGGAAGAAGAAGTACAAAAGATGCGGCAAGCAAGGGCAGAGGCGCAGATGCAAGCAATGCAGATGCAGGCAATGCAGCAACAGCAAGAAGCGCTGATGGGAAATTATGACAAATTAAATGAGCCGGTACGGGAAGGTAGCCCGATACAGGAACTCTCCGAACAATTACAGACGGGACTGGGAGGAGAAGCGGACGATGGAGCGCAATAGGGGACGGTGCGAACTGCCGGGCTTTGAGACAGCGAGGGGCGAGGAGCAATACGAAGAATTACAAAAAACATTCAAAAGAGTATTTAAAAGTGCAGACGGCAAAATCGTATTTAATGCACTTTTAAAAGACCTCTTTTATTTTGATGCGGCAACAAGCGACGCTGAAAAAGCGTTATGCGAATATGCGAAGTTTTTTATAAGGGAGCGATTGGGAATAAAAAAGACGCTTTCCATCACGGACGCTTTTTTATCAAACCTTGACTAACCTTATCAAAGACACGCGAGGAACCTTAAAAAGGAGTAAACGGATATGGACACATTAGATCAGAATACTGGCAATCAAAGTCCACAGGGTGCGGGGAATGCAGGAAGCGGCGCAAGTATCACCGGCACTTCCATTACCGGCGCGTTTAATGACGCAAAAACGGGAGAGGCGAAAGGCGGAGACGCTTTGAAAAACTCGACCGCGCAAGGATCGAACGGAAACGCACCGGAGCAGACAGCGGCCGAACCGGCAGCAGCAGTACAACCGGAGCTTAAAGCATGGGGAGCGCAGCTATCGAAGGAACTCAAGGAGAATAAGGACGCGGTAAAGGCGTTAGCAAAGTTTGAAGATATTTCAAGCCTTGCTTCTTCTTATATCGAACTTGAAAAAAAGCTCGGTAGCATGCACACGTTACCCGGAGAGAAAGCGACGAAGGAAGAACTTGACGCTTTTTACAAAAAGCTCGGCAAGCCCGACGCGGCCGATAAATACGGCTTTAAACAGGAATGGGACGCAGAAAAACGCTTTGCCGAAGCGGCGTATGAAGCAAACCTTTCCGATGCGCAGGCAAAAAGCCTTTATGCGTTCTTCCATAAAATCGGAGAAGATCAGCAGGCACAGCTTGCCGAAGCGGTAAAAAAACAGGCAGAAGAAGCGGACGTCGCATTAAAAAAAGAGTTTGGAAATAAGGTGAGTGAAAAGATGGAGCTGTATACGAAGGGGCTTAAAGCGTTCGGCACTGCTCCCGTCTTTTCACAATTGGAGAAAACGGGTTTAGCCTACCATCCCGATTTTGTAAAAATGTTTATCAAAATCGGAGAGGCGCTGGGAGAAAGCCGCACAGTACTGGGAGACGGAAGCGCAAGTACACACGGCATTACGTCAGCGCGGGATGGCGGCACGTTTTCATTTTTTGGCACATAGATTGATAAGGAGGAATGATAAAATAGGTCAACAAACAAACGGTACTGTGATAAGCTGAAGTAATTCAGCAGAGAGCAGGTAGAAGTTCGTCGTGTCTAGTAGAGGCAAAGACCTCTGGTAAGGAGAATGAAGAGCTTTTACCGTATACATCGCTACGCTCTGTTTGCCTATAGGAAATTTATTGAACATCGACACTTGCGTGCCGTGGGCATCATACAATAGTTGGTAAAGAATGAATGGGAACCCGCAACGAAGTTTCCAGCGGATTGGAAAATAGTACCGAAAAGACTTTCCGCTGAATGAGAAGGGCTGTTTACCTTCGACCGCTAAGATAACGCGGTCTCGTTAAACGCCGAGGGGCTGTCCAGGAAGTTTTGTTTTATTACGGATTGTATAGCCCTTACTTCCCACGGAGCTGTAGTATTTTTTCTTTTTTTGATTATTTCGACGGATAAACTCAAGGGTTATCCCCCCCTTATGCCGCTTCCTTTTCCTGTTCTTTCCTTATAAGGTTCTTAATGTTATACCCCATCAATAACAGGCCGATCTCTACCCCTACTTTTTCAGTGCCACGCACATGAAATCTCCGGAAGTGTTGGTTTCCTTTTATTTGTCCAAAGACCGTTTCACATTCTACCGAGCGGCGTTTCATGATTTTCTTGTTCTCATCATCATCAAGCCGCTCATTGACTTGCTTCTTTTGGGCAAGCCACTTCTCGTTCCGCTGTACCGTTCGCCCTTCTTTCGC